GGGGACGCCGCATGGGCCGCAGGGGACGCCGCAGGGGCCGCCGCAAGGGCCGCAGGGGCCGCCGCAGGGGCCGCCGCATGGGACGCACAGATTGATATTGTGCGGCGAGTGATCATCGTGGAACAGGAGGAGAAATGAGCGATGAGAAGGAAATGACTTGGGCTCTCTGTCCTAAGTTCGGTGACGATCTCCAGGCTCCGTTCCCATATTTCGGCGGGAAATCAGCCGTGGCGGGAATCGTTTGGGAGCGACTCGGCGACGTTCGGCATTACATCGAACCGTTTTTCGGTTCCGGGGCTGTTCTGTTATCTCGGCCCAACTACGTTCCGACCAGACATGTAGAGACCATTAACGACAAGGACGGATACGTTGCGAACGTCTGGCGGTCATTGCAGGCCGATCCCGATGAGGTGGCCCGACGGTGTGATTGGCCGGTGAATCATGCCGATCTATCGGCGCGCAAGCGCGAATTATTGCGACAGGGAGATAGCCTATTGGCGCGGCTCGTTGAGTCGCCGGATTACTATGACGCAAAATTGGCCGGATATTGGATATGGGCGGCGTCATGTTGGATCGGTTCCGGACTGACTAGCATAGGGCAGATACCGCACTTGGCCAGTGCTGGCAAGGGGGTGCATCGCATAGGGAAGAGACCGCACTTGGGCAGTGCTGGAGTGGGGGTGCATCGCATAGGGAAGAGACCGCACTTGTCCGGTGCTGGAGCGGGGGTGCATCGCATAGGGCAGAGACCGCACTTGTCCGGTGCTGGCAAGGGGGTGCATCGCATAGGGCAGAGACCGCACTTGGCTGGTGCTGGCAAGGGGGTGCAGGAGCCATATAATAAATCTCTGTACGCGTGGTTTCGCAAATTGTCGGAGCGGTTACGATACGTGAGGGTGGTATGCGGCGATTGGAGTCGGGTTTGCGGTGGTCACTGGCAGAACAATTGTGGCACTGTTGGGATATTTATGGACCCGCCATATTCTCACGATTGCGGGAGGGACAATGACATATACCAAGTCGACGAGGACATTAGTGCACAGGTGGGACAGTGGTGTCTGGAACGCGGGAAATTGCCGGATTATCGGATCGTTTTGGCTGGATATGAGGGAGAACACGATTATCTGGTGGAAAATGGCTGGTCGGTATACGGGTGGTCCACGAATGGTGGATATGCGTGGACGGGGCGCGACAAGGATTCTCGCGGCCGGTCAAATCGTCACCGAGAACGACTCTGGTTCAGCCCGCATTGTTGTGATGGTAGACAAACTAAATTGTTGTAAGAAAGAGTATCATGATCCAGCCGGGATTCGGTTCTCTCAAGATCGGCAAGACGCAGATCAATTTCGGCCGTTACGGATTCGGGTTTGAGCGTCACGATAGCCGTGGCCCGTGGCGGCAGTTCAAGTGGACGATGAGTATGTGGGTGATACAGGTGATGAGATGGCGGTAAGGCCGTTGACCATGGAAGCATAGACGATGAACGGTTTCAGAAACGAATGGATCACGAGGGGAGCATTATGGCCTGCGTTCAGCTCACAGAGGACGTGATCGAGATCGTCGTTGAGACAATCGACAGGGAAATCCACCGACTAACCAAGGCCAGGGCGGGCCTGTTGGAGCTCAGACAGCGGTACGACCACGAACCCCCAGAACGAGATGCGGCACCCATCGCTGTATCTGACCAGGAAGCGACGCCGGCAATGAAGACCGCGCGAAAGCCTCGGGTAGTGAAGAAGGCCAGCTCGGGCAAGAGTAAGGCACGGTTTATTGCCGCCGGAGGACCGATGTGGCACGAGGTCCAATTCACCCCCTGGGCGCGCTGGTTCGCCCCGTGTCGCCGCATCAGCCCCTGTGGTATCGTCCTGATCCAGGAGCGGACGCGACCCCTGCCCCACGGCGAACTGCCGAAGGAGCTGCCCGACTTCTTCACCGACCTGAAGCCGGAGAACTTCGGCCTGATCGACGGGCAGGTGGTGTGTCATGACTACGCCCTCCACCTCGCCTCCTCGAACTGGTTGGGCAAGGCGAAGATGAAGAAGGTGAAGAAGGACGAATGGCGACTGCCTGACGAAGATTGACAACCCGACAGAAACGGAGAACAAACATGGAACATATCGACATGACGGACGTCACTGCTGAGTTCATCGACAACCAAGGCGTGGCCGACTTCGCGGACGCGATGCGCCGCAAGCTGGAGAAAAAGCGGGCGGAGGGCCGGGGCGGTTGGCACGACCCCGACCAGTGTCAACTGGACACCCTCGCGGTGATGCTGCTGGATCACCTGGAGAAGGGCGACCCCGTGGACATCGGCAACTTCGCCATGATGCTGTACAACCGCGGCGACGGAGCGGACGGCCAACCCTCCGTCCTCGGGGCGACCTTCCGCGAATGGCTGGATCACCAGCTCAAGGCCCGGGACATTGTCGCCTCGAACCTCCAAGCCGCTCTGGACAAGGCCGCGGCCCGGATCGCGGAGCTGGAGGGGATCGCCGGACGCCTCGAAGGCGAGCGCAACGAGGCCCGCCGGTCGCTGGACAAGGAGCGGGAGGTGTTCCGCAAGGAGCTGGAGGCGGAGCGGGACGCCCGCCGCCGGTCGGAGCTGAACCTGGCCCGTGCCCAAGGGTACATCGACCGCGTGACGGAAGGCGAACCGCCGCTGCCGGGAGTGCGCAACGAGGTCCATGAGCGGGTCGGACAGGTCGGGGTCAGCTACATCAGCGGACCGGATCGCCGCGGACCGCTCCTTGACCTGGGCGAACCCCACCGCGACCCCTATCAATTCCGCTGATGGCCCGCCGGAAACCCCGCCGCGGGGAGTACGTCTGCACCTGCGGGGCCTATCGGTTCCCGCACCGCTTCGGAGGCGGTCGCTGCTCGGGCTACTTCATCGCCGTGGAGCAGTGGGAGTCGCACTATGGGACCGGCGACTGCCGCCACTGTAACTGCCTCAACCGGACGGAGGCTGTGCCCTACTGTGAAGTGGTGGAGGGCGGCGAGTCGGTCCAGGAATGCCCCGTGTGGCAAGAGTTTGTACGATTCAATGAGATCAAACTGAAGAAGGAGAAGTGACATGAGTGACGACAACACGATGGACAGCGTGATGATTGACCTGGAGACGATGGCGACCGGCCCCAACGCCGGGGTCATCCAGGTCGGGGCGATCCCGTTCAACAGCCGAACCGGATTGGTGAAGCCGGACCTGTTCGAGGTGGACGTGGACCTCCACAGCGCCCTGCTGCTGGGCGGCGAGGTCGATGCCTCCACGGTCCAGTTCTGGAGGGACCAGGGCGGACTCCAGCCCAAGCGCCCGCCAAGGCGATGCTCAAGACGGGCGCGGGTCGCTACTTCGAGGAAAGGGATGGGCGTTGGAGCCTGGTGGACAAATAGACCGCGACGACTGGATCGGGGCGGAGTGATAGTTACTGATCATAATTGATCGTTGCCGGTGAATATGCGGTTCCGGCCGCACGCCGAACGGCGCAGGTCGGTCTAAGGATACGATAGGAGGTGATGCGATGGGGTAATTACAATTCTGGTCATCACGTTTGTATTTAGGTAACGAGTAGCAGACCTTGACCGGGGACCTATCCTCCCCGGCAAGGTTAAGGGACGACACGGAGGTCGAATGAGGATCATCGAGATAGACGCCACACCGCAACGCCGGGGGTCATATCTCATTTACGTTGACCGGGAGCCGGTTGTCCTGCAGGGCCGGCTGTTCTCGGCGTTGGTCAAGCTGGCGTGCGCCCGCAGTCATAGCGGCGGTTGGACCCGGTATAGTGATCTGGCTCCCGATCCGGAGGGGACCGGTCGGAACGCGCAGATCGTGATTCATGCGCTGCGCCGGATATTGGGGTTTGACCGGCGCGAGCTGGAGGTCCACCCGTGCGTCGGGTATCGGCTCGGGCGTGGCGTACGGGTTCAGATCCCGCGGCCGGCAATAGAGCGGTTGCGGCGGCACGAGGATTGGACGGTCAGAAAGCTATTCAACGGAGGCGATCATGGTGGACGGTAAATGCGGGCTGCCCGGTTGTGATCAACCGGCGGCGGACGGGTCATTCTGTTCGGTCGGTCATGGGCTGTTGTACCTGAAGCTCCAGGCGGACGCGGCATTTGATCGGGACCAGAAGCGCACCATTGAGGCACAGCGGCGCAGGTTGGAGCGCGAGCAGCGCCGGCAGGAGCGGGCCGCTGAGACGATACGCAGACGTCGGCGGAACAGGGAACTGGCGACCTATCGGTACGCGGCCCGGCGGGCGCTCATGCGGTGAGTCTGGTCATGAAGTATCTGACGGACCGGGAATATCGGGTGATCCGGGCATTCTTCTGGGACGGGCTGCCGCTTGAGAAAATCGCCAAGCGGGAGGGAATCACTCGGGAGGGCGCTCGGCAGATCAAGGAGAAGGCGATTCTTAAGTTGCGCCACACGGGGAGACTTCTTTGGCTGGTCCGGAAGTTCCGGTTGATTCCCGGTCTGGCGATGGTCGAATACGAATGCGACGTTAAGCGTGAGTACATGCGGCACACCCGCTGCCCGTTTTCGGATGAAATCGATGAAGCGCCGGATTCCGATTTGTAGCGACTGCGGACGAGTGTTGTCTCGCCAGGAACGTCGGCGGACGAAACTGACGAAACTCGGGGAGATATTATGCGAGACCTGCTTCAGGGCGTACCGGGACGATTACCAAGCTCCCGGTATTATCAAGTTCTGTCTCGAATGCGAATGCCTGACATATGGCCTACAACTGCGGTGTCCGTACTGCTACGCCGAATACGTCGGTAATTTCGATCACGATCCCGACTGGTAATGATCCCCCGCGCATTATCGCTTTAAGCTCCGCCCCCCGCTAAAGTAAGCAATAAACTATTGACACGGATATATCATGCCGGCGAAAGGACGGACTGGTATGGTGTATCTGAGTAGACATAACGGGGTCGGGCGATGATCGAGCATAGTCTGCGATTTATCCCCGACTTTCCCCTAACCGACCTGCGGCCATTCGACCGCAATCCCAGGAAAAACGACGCCGCTGTCGAGGCCGTCGCCAAGTCGCTCGGCCAATTTGGCCCGGTCGCGCCGATCATCGTTGACGGGGATTTCCGCATATGCGCAGGGCACACAAGATACAAAGCCGCCACACAACAGGGGCTGGCCACGTTCCCGGTTCTCGTTGCGCCGCATTTGGTTGGCGACGATTTTAAGGCGTACAACATTGCCGACAACCAGACGGCGAGCATCGCCGAATGGGATACGCCGGAGCTGGCCGGGCTGATCCGGGAACTGCAGGAGACTGACTATGACTTCTCGGTGCTGGGGTTCAACGCCGAGGAGTTCAACGAGATTATGCGCAGCATCGAAGACCCCAATTTCATGCCGGGGACGGAAGAAGATCAATCCCGGCTTGATGGGAAAGACCCGATTGTCTGCCCGAAATGTGGGTACGAGTTTATTCAATGACTAGACCAGATTTACATCTCGATTGGTGCACCTACGAGGCGGCGAAATATGCCGTTGAACATTGGCATTATAGCCACAGGATGCCAAGATCAAAATTGGCAATGATTGGCGTATGGGAAGGCACCCTCTTTGTGGGTTGTATAGTCTTTGGGGTGGGGGCGGGTGGCTCTACCAGGGGGGGACAATACGGCTTGGCGGATCGTTTCCAAGTGGCGGAACTCGTCCGAGTTGCTCTCAAAGATCATGCGTGGCCCGTTTCCCGTATGCTTTCGATTGCCGTCAAGATAATCCATAAGAAATACCCGAACCTAAAACTCTTGGTCAGTTTTGCGGACACCGAACAGGGGCATATTGGCGGGATATATCAGGGTCAGGGCTGGATATATCTCGGCGGCAAAGAGGAATCGAATGGCCGATACATTGTAAACGGAGAATCGGTTCACCCTCGCGTTCTTCACCTTAGATACGGTTTTGGCGGTCAGTCTATCCCATGGTTAAGGGCTAATATCGACAAGAACGCCGTGAGAATCAAAACTCCTGTCAAACATAAATACGTCTACCCTCTCGACCGCGAAATGCGCGAACGCATTCTCCCCCTCGCCCAACCATATCCTAAACGCGCCGGAACCATTGATGTTGATGGACCCGCTACCCATGCGGGGCAAGGCGGTTCAAGTCCGACCCCGGCGCTCCAAATAACTGAGGCGATCAATGCCTAAACTCCCCAACCCCTCGAAATGGGAAACCCACGTCGCCGATCGCCTCGAGACCATCCGCGCGTGGAAGCGCCAGGGACTCACCGATAAGGAAATCGCTGCCAATCTCGGAATAAGTCGCAAGGCGCTAATCGATTACAAGAAACTCCACAGTGACCTGCGTGACGCACTAAAAACCGGCAAATCGGACGCCGACGCGCAGGTCGTGAATGCGCTTTTCAGGAGCGCGTGCGGATACGAATACGAAGAGGTCGAGACTACCGTCACGAAAAGCAAGGACGGTAGCGAGCCGATTCCGCGGATCAGAAAAATCAAGAAGCATGTCCTGCCGAACGTGACAGCGCAGATTTTCTACCTCTGCAACCGCATCGGCAAGGATTGGCGCAGCGTCATGCGGCAGGAGATTACCGGAGCTGACGGCGGCCCGGTCGTGACCGGCAAGGTGGTTCTCTATTTGCCGGACAACGGCCGCATGCGCAAAAAACAGGAACAGCAGGAGCAACAGGATGCTGGCGCTGAGCCGCGAACCGAATGAAGCGGCGGATATGGAGCTCTCCCCGCAGCTGGGGCCGCAGGAGCAGTTTCTGTTCAGCGAGGCCGATATCGCCATATTCGGGGGGCAGGCGGGCGGGGGCAAATCCTACGGGCTGCTGCTCGAGGCGACCCGGCACATTGACATCCCAACCTTTCAGGCAGTCATCTTCCGGCGTGAGTTCACCGAGATTGCCGCCGCTGGCGGTCTCTGGGACACGGCCCGGGAGATATATCCGTGGTTCGGCGGCCGACCGATTGAAGGCCGCTATCTCTACCGGTTTCCTTCCGGTGCCAAGATCGCCTTTGCCCACATGCAACACGAGGACGATCGTCTTAAATGGCAGGGCTCGCAGATTCCGATGATCGGCTTTGATGAGCTAACCACCTTCACCTGGCGGCAGTTCTCTTTCATGCTCTCCCGCAACCGTTCGACGTGCGGCGTGCCGCCATACATCCGGGCGACCTGCAACCCGGATCCGGATCATTTTCTCCGCCAACTGATCAGCTGGTGGATCGACGATGAGACCGGCTTGGCGATTAAGGAACGCTCCGGTGTGATCCGCTACTTTATCAACCGTGACGACGAGCTCCACTGGGCAGACTCGCCGGATGAGTTGACGGCCAAGTTCAAAGACGCCATCCCGAAATCGCTGACCTTCATCAATTCGACGGTCTTTGACAACCGGATTCTCATGCGGGAGAACCCGGAATATCTGGCGAACCTGCAGGCGCTTCCAAAGATCGACCGAGAGCGGTTATTACACGGAAACTGGAATGCCCGCGCGACTGCCGGCATGTACTTTCAACGGCATTGGTTTGAGGTGGTCGACGCGGCTCCGGCGGGCGGCCAGGAGGTTCGCTACTGGGATCGGGCGGCCACCGATGCCGCCAGCAAGAACGCGGCCCAGAGTTCGTGGACCGCCGGCGTGCGCATGCGCCGATCGCCGGGCGGCGTCTACTACGTCCTCGATGTCTGCCGGTTTCAAGGCTCCCCGCTTGACGTGGAGCGCACGATTCGCCAGGTGGCCAGCCAGGACGGCACGTCGGTTATAGTCGGCATTGAGCAGGATCCCGGACAGGCCGGCAAGGCCGAGGCGCAGCTGCAGGTGCGCAACCTGGCCGGCTACAATGCGCGGGTCAATCCGGTCCATGAATCGAAGGGGGTCCGGGCGAAGCCGGTCAGCGCCCAGGCGGAGGCCGGCAACATCAAGCTCGTGCGGGGGGCATGGAACGAGGCGTTTCTGCGGGAAGTGGAG